CAAAATTATCTGTTACATCAGTACTAACAGCATCTTTTAAACTTACTGTTGGGCCTGTTGTAAAATCAAAAACTCCCAATACTTCACTAACTAAAACATAATTTCCGTAGTTAGTTGTAATAGTCTGACTTGAATCTACGACCGTTGTAGATCCTTTCTTAATAGGAAGTCTTATTGTATCGCCAACTTCAACTTTGTACCCGCTCACATACCCAGAACCAGCTGCTACAGCAAGATTTAAGTAGGTAGTATTGCCAGACTTCTCTTCTGTATAAAGTTTAAAAGGATTTAGAACATAGTTACCGCTTTCTTCAGCAGTACGTCTGGCTAGTTCAACACCAACAGAATTAAATTGTGTATTTGTTCTTCTTCTTGTTACTCTTCCATTTTCAAAATCCATAAGAGATAGAAATTCCGAATTAGAAGCTGCCGCTGTAGTAGAAATAGATATTAGTTGGGGTTGTAATTTTAATCTATATGCACCAGGAGCTGTATAATTACTATATCCCTGAGCATTATCCAGAATAGTCGAGTCGATGCTATTATTAACAATAGACTCTACTGTTGTGAATCCAACAGAAACATTATTTGGTTGGTTTGTATATTTTGAAACAATAGTAGTCTGCTCAGCAACCCTTACAAAATGTCCCTTTTGGTAAATTATACCATCGCTTACTGTGAGGGCATATCCAACACCAACAGCATTGGTAAATGAAGAATTTGCAACTCTAATACGAGCAATGTAATTAAAAGCTTCTAAACTACCGCCAGCTCCACTACTTGCTGCTCCGTTAGCTGCCAAGAAAGATAGAGTAGGTGCAGTTGTATATCCTGATCCCTGTCCAGTAATAATAACATCACGTATTGATCCATTAGATGTATATGTAACAATATTAGCAGATGCTCCTGTGCCGCCACCGCCAGCAAATACAACCACATCACTATTACTATATCCAGCACCGATAGATGTAACTGTAATATCTTGAATGGAATATGTAGGTGTAAATGATGTTAATGTCTCATTTACTGAGAATTGCTTTTCGCCAGCAGTACCAGAGTTTGTATATTTAATAAACAGAGTTGATAAGTCAGGATTTTGAGATTGAAGTCCCTGTACTTGATTAATAACTATAGCTTGTAGATTAGAAGAAGAGCTTTTAACTATTGAATTAGCATAATTAGAAACAAGAGTTGATTGTCCATCAACTTGAAGATCTTGTAATTTTATGTATTGGTAATTATTATCAAACGTAAAACTACATCCTTTGATAATTGTACCTTCAATGTAAATATTGTCACCAAATCTTTCAACTTGGTTTTGAAGGATAGTTTGTAGCTGAGTAAGTTCTCTAGCTTGAATAGGGACGGCCGGCCTGAAAAGAACTCTATGGAAGTTCTTTGTTTCATTATAGTCATCGTAAAAAGGGCTTACGTTAAAGTCTGTATCTAGTGCCATTTATTCCTCTATTAAAATTCTAGAATCAATTTAATTGTTTCTGTCTGTCCTGGTGTTTTAGTAACAGGAGTGAAGTTCTCAATATATATAACGTCTCCAGAACCGTCAACCAAATCTCCGGACGTGATTCCGGAAACAAGAAACTGAGCTCCGGAAGTGGTCCCAGTGATATAATATGGAGTAGTTGCTTCACTTTGATTAATGGTTCCTTTTTTATCTACTAGCCTAACAGTAGTATTATTAGAATAATAGAAAAATCCGTTGGCATTTTCATTTTGTACCACCAACTCATCAGCACTGAAGTTCTGTGCTGTAAGCGTTCCAGTAACTTTATATGTCTGGTCAATATATGTTGTTGGTTGGGTGACAGTATCGGATACAGCCGTATACGTACTTGAATTACCGTATAATAGACTCACTGTAGAGTTACCAGTTACAAAAAATCCATATGCATTAGTCAGCTTAACTACGGAATCATTTGCTGCATAAACAATTCCTCTTGCTGTTGTCGTCTTTGTCAAATCCACTACAGGAATGACTGTAGCAGTCTGACCAGTAAATGAATGACCGTTTTGTGTTAGACCTTTTGTTATGTTAACATTTGCTCCATTGAGAGCAGTCGACAACTTCAATCCAGTTGAGTTAGCGGAAACAACATAATAAGATGTGTTGTTTGATAGACCAGATATTGCTGTATTTCCTGTAGCCACAAGATATTTTACATAATCGTTATTTTGAAAAACGTTATTAGATATCGATATAAAATCGGTTGCATCTGTAACATCGCTATTTGCATTAAAATAAACAGGTGATGGTGGATTTACAGTTGCTGTAGGAGTGATATATCCCGCTCCATTATTTGCTATCTTTATTACTGATATTCTACCAGAAGAATTGGCTTCTGCATTTGCTAGAGCATCAACCGTACTTGATCCAGATATGGTTACCGTTGAGTTGGATGTATATCCAGAACCAGCACTTGTAATCACAATACTAGATATTGGTGATCCCAAAGACTGACTAACCGTCTCTCCGTCTAAAAAGGTACCTGACGATAAACTAATATCTATTTCTACATTTGCAAACAACGGATCTTTTATAATTCCAACCACTCTAAAATCATTAGAGTCGACAACTTTACCACCAGAAAGACTACTATCAAAAATAGTGCTAATTCCAACATAGTGTGCACCTAGTTCTGCTGCAGCATTACTACCATGACCACCTTTTGGAGACAGAATAACCTTTGCAGTTGCAGTATTGGCTGTTATTGTACTTCCAGTATTAACGTTTATAATTCCTGTATTTCCAGTAACAACAACAGATGCATGTGTATATCCTTCTCCTCTACTTACTACTTCAATACTGTAGATGGTATTGCTTTGTGTGTTTACTATAGCACGAGCTTGTGCACCCGAACCATCTCCTGTAACAGTAACAAGCGGTGTTATTTCATATTGAGATGAAGTAGTTGGAGTAGTATCAAATGCTGAGTCTATAATAACACGCCTTGTTGTACCAGAGACAGTGTACCCTGTAACATACCTTTGTTGGCCACTACCAGTACCATTAGTAATCTTTAAAGCTGAGTTGATGTAGAAGTTAGCATTTGATGATGCTGTAGTAGAATCAATAGCAAATATTAATGGATTACCACCAACCCTAACTTCTTGAAAATATCCACTTGTGTATGAAGCATATCTATCTCCACCTGAAGTAACAACTATACTATCAATAGATCCATACACCGCATTACCTACTACATTAGCATTTATAAACACTGGTATATGTGACGTAGTTGCAAATTTATTATACTGAGTGGTTGTGATTGAATACATATACTTCCATTGGTACCCATCTGTGGGTGTGAAGTAAAAGTCATCGTCAGCTGATGTGTCAGAAAGTCTTGGTCGGTATGTTGATGGAACTCCGTTATTATTGTTTAAACACTTAAACACACTATATGAGCTTCCTTCATCAGAAAGAACATAGAAATTATTTTGGTAGTTATTAGTATCATGAACATACTGTTGGTATACTGTACCAGCTACCCAATTGTGTCTTGGTGCCATACTACAAACGTCTTCAGATGTTATTCTTTTACCGTAAATCATATTATTATATGTGTCAAACAGAGTGGTTTGCACTGTATCAACTAAAGTAGGAGGTGAGGCGTCTTCCGTATACGGTATAGGATTACCTATAAAATAATAGTAGATATTGAAATTAGGTTCAGAAAACGATTCAATAAATTGATCTACGTTAAATAACTTAATGTTGTTTGTTATAAGTTTACTCATATGATTATTTGTACACCGGAGGTTGTTATTGCCAGGTTAACATTTGATGTTTTAACCACATTTCCAAAAAGCTTTGTACCTGCAACATGCATTAACTTCTTCAAAGTTTCTCCATATACGTCTAATGGAACTGCTGCTTGAACTTGATATGAATAAGTTTGGTAAAAATCACCATCGTGTATGTATTTATCACTGTTCAAGAACCCTTTAGTGGATTTGAAGTACCCTTCTCCAACTCCTTGGTTAATTAAATTTATATAACCACTAGCAATGTACGGACTGTCTTCCTTGCTTAAAGTAATTGGCTCGCCTTGCTCATATGCAAATCCTGAGTCAATAATAGATAGATCGGATATAGATCCATTGACAATCCCAGCAAAGGAATTAACAACTGCGTTGTTACCCATAAGAGAAGAACCTGCAATCTGAGAAACACTTCCAACATCAGCTGTTGCTCCTGAAATACTTCCTGTTATTGGTATTCCTGCCGTGAATGATTGGTTAAATGTCTTTCTTGTTGCATTAATAAATGACGAAGATGAATTAATAACATTTCCTCTTGATATTGATATTTGTGCGTTTGCTAATGATGTATCAATGAAGAATATACGTCCTGAAGTCATACCAATAGCGACGTTAGTTGCTTTAGATATTGTATTTGTACTTGTGATTACAGCACTGTTTGTTTTTAAATTTAATGTAGTATTATTACTAATTGTGTTAATTTGAAATACTAAATTATTTCCTGAGAACTTAATAAAGTCACCAGCAGTAAATGATGATGTAAATGTCGTTCCTGTACCATTAACCTGTGGACTTGTTGCATTTGATGTTACAGTACCTGTTGCTGCAGCACTGAGGGCTGAGTTAACAAAGCTGTTACCATAGGTTGAATTAGACGTACCACTAACTACTACAAAAGCAACACTTGTATTAGAAGAAGTAACTTGTCCATATCCGTTTGCGGTAGAATTGATTACTTGAGTGATATTCTCATTTGTAGTATATGATGTGTTAGATCCACTAATAGATAAAGTGTAAGAAGGTTTAGAGAAGTTCTGTACTAGCTCTTCACCCACAGTAAAATTACCAGATTTGTTAGATATTGCAATATGCAAATCACGTCTGTTAAATTGAGATATTCCATCATCTCTAACTAGAACGAATGGAGATATATTATAGCCTGATCCAGGATTGATACCTGCAAGAGAAGAAATTGTACCTATATTATATGAATCAGTTGTAAGAACATTATTTAATATAATGTTAATATTAGCAGTTGGCATTTTTGGAAAACCATATTGCAAAGCATTCAATGGAATAGTTTTATATTGGCCGTTGGTAACAGATATTGTGTTTGATGTTGCTAATCGGGAATTTGCTGTGAGGGTAAGAATAGTGTTATTAGATACAACGTTGACCTGATATACTGCCGTATTACCACCAAATTTTATATAAGCGCCACTGTATAGATCCGTTGTAAACGATGTACCTACTCCGTTAACTTGAGGACTTGTTGTATTGGATGTTACTGTTCCAGATAATAATAATGTAGTGATTCCATTGTTTCCTCCAATCAAATCTGTATTTAAAAATACAGATTCTTCATCGGTCAATCCACCAACAGTGAACGTAGCACCAGAACCTGAACCAACTACACTTACATTTGCATATACGTTTGATGTTGCTCCGTAAAAGAAGTTATAGTTATTAGATGAAAAAGAATTGGATACCTCTGTTAACCCAATTGCTTCTGCATTTACTCCTATTACTCTACCTGTTGCTGTTCTATCTGTATAGGAAGATATAAGAGCAGCTGAACCAGATATCCTGTCTGTTAATGACCAATCTCCTGATAGTTTGATTACCAAGAAACTTCCGTTAGCCTGCGTCATCCCGTTTGCCGTGACATCTGGTCCAACAGTTGTTAATGTCAACTGAGTATTACTGGTAACTGAGTATACTTGAAACGTTGACGTACATGCTTGAAATTTGACATAATCATTATTAGCAATTTGAGACACAAACGATGTACCGACTCCTACTACAGTGTTTGAAGTAGAATTGGAAGTAACTGTACCTGTAATATTATTCTGGAATTTACCAACAATTCTACCAGTCGATAAAGATGTTGTTGCATTTGCTCCAGTTACAAAATCACCTATTTGAAAAGATGTATTGGATGAGTAGAAAGCAATGTTTGCTAGGGGCTGGTATACGTACTCATCAATAGAAAAATCATTTATGTATACATTAGCCGATGACTTATTAGTAATGGATAACATAACTTCAGCAATCTTGGGAACTGTCACTAATCTGTATCCAGTACCACCGTCCAAAAGCGTAAATGAAACCTTACCAGTAGAATTCACACTGCTGTTAATTCTTGCTTTACCCTGTTTACCGCGTCTTTGAGAGACAATATCAACAACATCTCCAGCACTGAATTCACGACCTCCATCATTAATAGTTATAGTGGTAGCAGATCCAACTACTACAGGACATTCTTGAAGATCTCCATCTACAGTTATCACTTCATCATATAAAAAGTTACCTCTAATATTGGAAAGGTAGAGTATATCAATATATCTACCAGCCAAAGTCTTTCTACTGATACCCTCAACAAAAGCAGTAGCATTTGATGTGGATCCTGTGATTTGTTTTCCTTGGAATGTAGGAGTTTTAGGCGATAGAGATATCTCAAGATATGAAGGAACAAACCATTCTCCGTCAGATGGTTTTATTACATCGCTACCTGGATAGTATAAATTTATATCAGATAGTCCCCATACTTCTTGAAATATTAACTTAACACCTCTTTCTGTTCCTTTGGATCTATAGATATCTAGAGAGTTTTTAACATTTGATCTAGTTTTATTATAAAATACAGGAGCGCCAGGAAGGTATTTTTCTTTAAAGTGATATAAAAACTCATCTATGGTTTTATCAATATCACGATACTCTAACAGGTTTCTTGCAAAATATATGTTATTATTTGTCTGCTGAGTCCAGTTATAATACTCTTTTACAAACTCAATAAAATTATTTCCTTGCTCATTATAAAAATCAGGAAAATGATTCTGTACAAAAATACTAATGTTGTCTTCTATCTCTTTCATGATTTTACAGGCGTCATGGTTACTATAAGATCTTCTTCTTTGATTTTGAGAATATGCTGTAATGTTGTATTGTAATCTCTGCTTATAGGTTTTACATATAATTTAATTCCGCTACCAGAATAACTCTCAACATTGAGGTTTGTAATATTGATTACCCCTGTAGTATAATTAACTGTTCCTACTCTTAAAATTTCTATGTGACTATCAGCAGTCTGCTTTACAATTCTAATGATTCCTAAACCATCATCCTCTAGCTGACAGGTTACTCCTTCTACCACAAATGAGGTTGAATATAATCCTCTTTCTGCAGATAATGGATGACTTGTTTCAGAAGGAGTTGTTACAAGTAATTCAGTATCAAACGAGAAATCAAAGCTAGTATTAGTTCCAAGTATAGGAGTTAGCAAAAAATACGGTATTACATCTGTATCATTATTAATAAATGATGAATCATATCCATCTATATAACTAACAAATTTACTATACCTAAAATTAGCATTAAAATTATTCAAGTACGTATTATTGTATTCAACAATTGCTAGTAGAGCTCTTGTCTTTAATTCATTGGCTGAGAATGTTGTAGTATTATAATTGTAGTTTATATTAGATACTACACTCAAATAAACAAACAAAGGTTCTACAACGTCTACTGTAATACCTATTGGTGTTTTGTCTTTTAAATAATCCTTGTAGATTTGTTTAGTAATTTCAGGAATACCGTCTGCATTCGAAATATCAACGGACACATATACTTTACCGTATTCGGGTGGATTTATTTTTTCACCACCATAAACGGAAATTGCCTGTATTTCCGGAAACTCTCTGGTCAAAAGTGTCTCGTAATCACTCTCAGTAACTGCTCTTTCTTGAGTCTGAAAACTTCTTGGTGCATTGAATTTAATTGACGTATTAGACTCAGAAACCGATCCATTACGAGCTTCCACGTTAGTTGATATGGCTACATTGGAGTGGCCATCAATACTGGTGTTATTAATAAACGAATCTGATCCATTTGGCAATTCACCATTACATATACGATAGGTAACACCAATTACAGCCCCGTTCAAAGGAGTACGACCTGCAGAGTTGTCTCCAAAAACTACCTCATACTGTTCGTTTTCTGCTGCTTGAATAAAAAATACTTGAGAGTTTGAGGACACCCCAAACATAGAAGGAGCATGCACGTACGAATATACGTTAGCTCCGCTATTCTCAGTCACAGAGATTTCTATACTTGTGGTGTCTATGTTTGGATTATTTAAAATAAATCGTTGGTTTGATATATTATCGTTTTTAATGAAAGTATCTGTAACATATGACCCCTCATACAATATAATATTATCAGCTAAAAATATTCCGTTATTACTTGTTGTGATAGCAATTGTTTCACTTGTAACAAAATTAAACGTATTCGAGCCAATTCTAGTACTGAATCCAGTTTTAGAAGGAATTACAACAGATGTTACACTTGTAGAAGGAGTTACTGATATATTAACATTTGCTTGAGCTGATCTAAAAGATCTTGGTAGATAATTTAACTCTTTAGCATGTGATACTATACTATCTCTTAGTTGAGCAGTATCTAAGAACATTTCACTAGCAACCATATTAAGATAGAACGTATTCAAATAGGTATTATAGGTTAGTAAATCTAGCAACACGCTCATGTTCGATCCATCAAAATTATAGTCTTGAAACTTTGATTGGGAAGTGAGATGAGTTTTTAGAGACGACTTCAAAGCGTCGAAATCTAAATTGACTAGGTTGATAGAAGAGTTAGCCATTTTACCTTATTCTTGAAAGAAAGAAACTTATAGAGATATTCTCTGGATTATTTATAGTGGTAAAGAATAGTTGAAGTTCAATCATATGAGCTTCTTGGGTCTCCTTAACAACCACCTTGATTGTTTTTACTCTTGGCTCAAAGTTCTCTACAGCAGTTTTTATTTCTGTCTCTATTGACTTTGAAGTAAATTCTGAAAAGTTTTCAAATAATAATCCTGATATATTGCAACCAAAATCTGGACGAAATGGGCGTTCTCCTTTTTTGGTCAGTATAATATTCTTCAATGAGTTAATAATTGCTTCTTCGTTTGTATTACGAGCAATATCTTTTGTACCGTAGTTTTTATTGAGGTTGTTGTAAAAATCACTATACCTCTCTGATATTAAAGATGTTGTTGTAAATTTATCTGCGTATGACGTTGCCATTTAATCTCCGATGAATACTGTTCTGGATCCCTCACCAATACCTTTCGTTCCATCCACTTCAGAATCCGGTACGTCATCACCAATTCTGGCAGCACCCATAGATCCGTTGTTTATATTAACGGTAGATCCATTCATTACTATTGGACCATTAACGTTCAAGGTATAAGAGCCATTAACCTGAGTACTAACATTTCCCTTGATAATTAGATTAATATTACCACCAACGTAAACATTGTTGTTATTTGTGGTAATGTCATACCGATCATCTACTGTTTTTATTACAAGTTCGCCAGTATTATCAATCTCAACATAAGTTCCGGACTTGTGCATAATATGAATCCGCTCATTATTAGGAGTATCATCTAGCTCAATTAAGTGACCGCCCTCTGATCTAATTACTTTGTTATAAGGATATTTAGTATTGTACTTGGAAGCTGGTTCACCAGGAAAAGGAGTGCTAGCGGGTATTTTTTTACTGTTCTTTAAAGATTCAACTGTATTGTACGATATTGCATTACTTGGAACTTCGTTGATTTCGTCCCTACCGACAATTGCTGCTGTCGTACCTAATATGATAGGCATTTGACATTCTTGTCCATCAGCAAAGAAACCAAAGACAGTTGTACCCACCATTGCTCCAACTGGACTTATCCCTACTCCGTCTTTTATGTTTCCAACTATACCAGCGCTCATGATAGAGTTGATTGGGATCGCCCACGGTAGGTGATCAGTAGGAACAGCAACTAAATCTGGTTGACCAGATGACATAAACGGATGAACGTTGTATACCCGCACTCTAAGTCTACCGAGTAGTTTAGGATCATCCCGATCTTCAACAACCCCAAAAAACCATCTAAATCCTTCTTCACCCATTGCATATGTTGTCATGTTGAAAATTCTCCTCTTCCAAATCGCATTAACTCAAGGTGGGTATCATACTTTGCTATTTCACTATTAGTTATAGTATGTTTACATGCAGTAACCATGTAGTATCCACTCTCTCTTTGATTACTGTCTTCCATTTTCATAACTGAATCATACCTTGGAACTTTGAGATATATTATGGTACCTGCATTTATTCTTGTAT